TATCAGGAAGATACTGCATATAATTTTCCGTCAATCCAGTTTGTGTAATAGAAATTGTTGAAATACCGGTTGAATGTTGGATTTGTATCGGTAAAGTTGTTTGACTTGATATTGAAGTTCCAGTAATAGAATTTAAACCAAATTGATTTGTTGTTGCACCAGTTAAATTAATATTACCATTAGATTTATTTGGGTCTTGGAATGTAATTATATTTCCAACACCCATTTGACTTGTTGTTCCTTGTTTAGATAATAGAACAATCACATTATCTTTAAATGATGGGTTCGATAATAATGGATTTATTGTTGTTGTGATTTCATTAACACCACTAAAAAAATTATCTCTTGTATTAAATTCATTTAGTTTTTGTGGATAACTCTCAGCCTTTGGTCGACCGAAAATCCTTGGGTCATCATTACTACCAGAAACTTTATCACCCCAAAAAAGAAATGGTTGTGGTGCTTTAAATTTATTAAAATTATTTAAGTCGGTATCTTCCCAACCAGAAAACATTCTTCTAAAATCAACAGAAGCATTAGCGACAACATCATTTGTTATTTGTTTTTCAACTAAACGATTGATTAGTGATTCTAAATTATAATCCCATGCGGTCGATGATTCATAAAAGTAACCTCTATTATCATCATCCTGTTCAAATAGTGGTCTATTTTCAAGGTTTGGGTGATTCACTAAATTATATGTTTGTGAAATATTTATTGGTGCTAAAAAAGAATTTGAATTGGCTAAAGTATTATTTGAACCTTGTTGATTTGAATCAATTTGTGATTGGATTGTGTTTGAGTCGAAATTATCGTCCATTTCAGCGTTTCCACATTCACAATCACAATTATTACATTCTGGATATGAAATCATTGGTAACCCAATTCTTGGGAAACCTTTAACCTTTAAGGCGACCGCAACAGCGAAAGATGTAAAGGTTAATGCTAAAGCAACTTTAAATATGGCAACAGCGCTTAAATATACAGCATACGCTATTAATCGAATCCATTCTAAAAACCAACCAGTATTTATTATTGGTCCACCAATATTTGCGCTGAATATACCGGCGGCGGCATTTATTGATTGTGCTGAAGTTTGTAAGGCTTGAACCGCAGCAACACCAGCATCGTATGTTAAATAAATTCCAAATATAATTAAAACATATTTCAATATCGGCCAGATAAATGAAATTAAGTGAGCAACAAAAAGTAATACAAGAATTGGAAATGATAATATGTTTATTAAAATATTGAAAACAAAAAATATGAAATCAAAGTTTCGTATTGCATCATTTACCGGAAATGTATTTACCGTTGTTTTACAACTTCTATTATCAATTTCTTTAATACCTAAATGTCTTGCTCTACCAAGACCATTTTTGTATCTATCCAAAAACATTGCTGTTGTATAGACCTTATTGTAATTAAATTCGTAAAATGTGTCCTCACAATTAATAGCTATTTGTTTGTCATTATAATCGTCCCAATCCAAACTAAAAGCGTATGATTTTAAAACATCAAAATAACCTTGTGGTAGAAATTTAAAATTTATTGTTTGTGGTTGTGTATTATCCGTTGGGTTTGACACAACTTGTATTGTATTACCGGCTGATACTGGAATTGATGTTATATCACCATAATATGGTTGGTTATTTATTAAAACTGTTAAATTTGATGAATTAACACTACCATCAAATATTAAACCACCAGTTCCTGGAACTGACGTTGAACCAGATATAATGCCAACTGGTAGTGTTATTGGGAATAATGTTGCACTATTTGGATTAAAAGGATCTGTATTTGATGAAACCCATCCGTGTTCTTTAATATTTGGAACAAGGAAATTTGCCCTTAAAAATTCATTTTGTAATCCTTGTTCGTTTTCCCACTTAAATTTAAATCTATATCTACCCTTTGTTGGAATACCTTTTTTGGGGTCATTTGATATTACTTGTTGTCCAAATTCGTTTGTAATTACATAATCAATATTCATCGGGACATTCACAAGAAAGGAACCATCACCATCAATTACTTTTCCATTTTGCTCAAACTGATATTCTTCAAGGATTGGTAAATTATTTTGATCCGGAAAAATTGTTTGTCTAATTGCTAAAATCTGTCCGGGTCCGGCAACCAATTCACATAAATTACCGGTATTATTTTTTGGTTTACAATTTGTTTTTAAAGCATCATCGTCAGATGTTGACATTATGGATCCCATAAAAACAGCTGTTGGTTCAATTTTAATATTTGCTTCAGCTGTTAAATCAAAATCGACTCTTGTAATACCAAATTGACAAATATCCACATCACCCCAAAATGGTGAAATTTCAATAACTTTATTTAAAGTTTTAATTTGTGGTAATTCACTTAAATTTGTTGATGATTTAAATCTATTCCCATTAACTTGTGATGGGTTAGCTATACCAGCATCTATCAAATCTTGTGGTGCTAATGAAAAACAACCGATGTCGGATAAATCAACATCCATAACCAAGGTTTGAGTTCCAGTTGGAACACCAAATATCATAAAATCACCACTATCATTTGTCTTAACAGAATACTTATAATACTTATCATATACTTCAATGTATGATTGATCCAATAACACTTCTTGTCTTGTTGGGAATGTTCCAGTTGCTGTGTGAACCGAATAAGATGGGTCTTTTGGTAATAAATTATATCTATAACCATCTTCATTTAAATCGGATAATGTTTTATATGGATATAATTCCGAAATAATTGGATTTGTTTCATCTTCTTGTGTTAATGGAACAAAAACCGATACTTTAGCATTTGGGATACCAAAACCACCATTTACTAATACCCTACCAACAACAACACCATAGTCAGAACAAACTCTGGTATAGATATCGGATTCATTTATTTTTAATGAAAGTATTTCTAATTGTTCGAAATCTTGTTCTAACTTGACATTTACATATTTGTCTTGACCGATTTCGGTTCTTATTCTATATGATTTGGGCATTAAATTCTACTTTTTTGATAAATAGTTTATTTCCTATTTTAGAAAAATAAGATTAAAACCCAATAAATAAATTATTATGAAAAATTTACGGTTTTTAAATTAATTACCCTAACATTAATATCTTTATTTGGAAACCTAACTTGGTAAATCTGTGTTGGTTCAGCAAATATTGTATCATTGATTAATTCAATTTGTTTTGTTGCTAAATCGGAATACCTTTGAGATGTTTGATTTGATGAATATTGTCCTCCAACTTTATTGTAGAATCTAATATCTGAAATACTAACAATACCATTTTCATTTTGAATAATTCTTCTCAATTCTGAAACATTAACATTTTGTCCTAATTGTCGTGTTGTCGGACTAAAGAATGTTGTAACCAAATTAATAAGTTTAGAAACAAGTGCTCCTTGATTTTGTGTTGCATCTAAAACAACATCAACATCAACAGATAAATCAATTGGATTTGCACTTTCAATTGAAATATAGTCGTTAATCATTCTATAATTTGATAGGTAATTTGCAACATTGTTTTTTAATGTATTTGATATTGTATCTGTTAAATTACCACTAGCATCATAAGATAACATTTTTATTTTAATCTTATTATTTTCTTCAGTAATTGAAACCTTCGCTGGTGCACCAAATTGTGATGGCATTGTTCGAATTAAAGACTCATAGTCGTTAATTGTTGTTGCTCTATTTTGTGCAGCAAAGTTAAATGAAACCATTTGTCTAACATCTTCTGTCGTTGGTGCATTTGCACCACCAATAGCTGCTGTTACATTATTACATCTTAATGTGTTAATCACACTTCTATTCGCACTTTCAGATGGACCATTAACAAAGAATGAAACTGTTCCAATTTGTGTTATAACATTTGAACCGAGATTTGACCCTTGTCCACCACCAATTCGATACTGAATGAATAATGTGGAATTTGATTTTAGTGCTGAACCTAACGCTAAATTATTTGAATATTTATTCAAATCAAACGAATTTCCGGTTCTTGCAAATTCTCTTAATTGTTCTTCAGCTGAAATATTTCCACCACCAAATGTCATTTTTAAATAACCTTCTGGTGTATATTCTGATATGAATTTTGTATTTGTTGTAATATATCTACCAACTTTAATTCCTGGTTGATCCGATACTTTTGTTGGGTCTTCAATAAACACTCGATCTTCGGCAAGAGCTTTTACTTCATACCATCTATTATCAAGACCTAAAAATTCTTGTGGTTCTGGAATGTTAGTGTATTGTGTTCCATCTTTTAGAATCACACTTGTAATACCCAACACATTTTTTTCTGGTAAAAACATTTCAAAATATGGTTTTACATCATTTGGTGTAATAACCCTTTTGAATACTTTGGTGATACCATTTACAACAACTTCTCTTTTAGTGATTGTATAATTTAACAATTTACCATTTGAATCAAAATTTGGGACTTTTAATCTATTTGGTGAACCTTCCGCATTAATTGGTGATGCGAAATCAATATCATATACGGTTTCAAATGGTTGTCCAGCACCAGAAACTTGAGACCCTCTTCTTAATATACCACAATACCTTAAATCTTCTTTATCACCAAAAGCTGGAACTGTAATTGAAAAATCAACTAACGCTACAGATGGTCTTTGACCTGGAACTTTTAATCCATATGTTCTTGCGATATTATAAACAGATGATTTTTGTTGTGCGTATTGTAACACCGTTTCTTGAATACTTCTATCTATCTGAAAATGTAAGTTATCGGTTACGGCTGCATTTAAATCCATTAATACAGAGAAAACACCAGCATCATTAAAATTTTGGATAAGATCTGGGTAATATGTTCTTGTAAAATTGATAAGTTCAGTTCTTATCGTTTGAAAATCTCTAGCGGTGTATGATATTTTTTTCTCTGCCATACTATTAAATATTGATTATAACAAAATCAGTCGATTCAAAAGCTTGACTTGTTATTCTATAATTTATTTTTATTTTTGCGGTATGTTCTTTTTCACCAATCCCTTGGACGGTGTATTCTCTTTCGCCTTGTGAATTTACAAAAGTTCCTTTGTTTTCTTCACCTTCCGAAGCATCCTTAACTTCTATGTTTATAATTTGTAATCCTGGAATGTATTTTTCAACAGAATCTCTAATTTCAGCTTCAATATCAGAAAATGTTGGTCCATCAAGAGGTTCAAAAATATATTCATACAATCTTGTTCCGAAATCTGGTAAATAATATCTGGTTCCTTTTCTTGTTAATAATAGATGAACTAAATCACTTCTAATTTCTTCATCACTGGTATCTGATAAATCTAAATACCTACCATTAAACGATTCTCTAAAAGGAAAATTTATTCCATATGTAACACCATTTGCCATATCAAATAAATATAAGGGTTGGTTATTTTATATAAATAAAAAACCCCAACTTGGAATTGGGGTTAGTTTTAAATTATTTATATAATAAATATTAATGTTTATCACTTAAAAGTTTTGATAAACCCATTAATAAACCAGTAACACCCCAACTTATAGCAAAACCAGCAACCATAGGTGAAGCAACGGTACCAACTAAAGCACCACCAATAAGTATTGCCGCTGGAACTCCACCCCAAGCTGATATATTTCCAGCTCCTATTGAATTTAGTATATCCGCAACCTTTTCTTTTGGTGTCTGGTTTTCATCTTCTTCAATTTCTCCACCAATTTCTTCATCACTAATATCTTTTATTTTGTTGTGAACTTCTTTAGCTGAAGAATATTCATCGATACCTAAATCATCTAAAGTGTTTTTAAGTTTCATTTTTTCTCTTTCAGACATATTTGAAACGATATCTTCTAATCTATCCAACACCTTTGGTGTTTCAATAACTTTTTCTATTTTATCAGCAGCTTTAGTTTCTTCTTGTTCAGTAATAACTTTTTTAACAATTTTAGTTAAATCCGATTCTGTTAATCTAATAATTTTTGACATAATTTAATTTTATTATAAATATATCATCAAAAAAAAAATCACCAATTTCTCGGTGATTTTTTTTTTATTTTAAGAAGAACATCCAAAACATTCAAATTGACTATCTTCCGGTTTTTTTGGTATAACATCAACAGTTGGTTTTTCTACTTTGGTTGGTTTTTCAATTTTAGAAATATCCACAGCTAAATGTTTTGCTCCAGTTGAAATAGCTTTTGTTCTAACATAATAACATAAAGTCTTTAAACCTTTTTCCCAAGAATGGAAATGTGATGATGTGATTTTAGATAAAGTTGGGTTACCCATATAGATATTCATCGATTGTGATTGGTCGATAAATGGTGCTCTATCTGCCGCCATATCAATTAATTCTCTTTGTGAAATTTCCCAAATTGTTTTATATTTTTGAATCAAATGCTCAATTCGTTTAACTTTTTTGGTGTAATTTTTATCTTCAGGATCCAGATAATTATTAAAGTTGATATTTTGAATTGACCCTTCATTAACAATAATTTCATTTTTCAATTCTTCAGACCAAATACCCAATTTTTCAAAATCATTAATTAGATACTTATTTACAATCATAATTTCACCACCAACAACCCTTCTATTAAAGATTGCAGAATGTGCAGGTTCTGTCATTTCATATGAACCGGTAATTTTTGCTGAAGATGCTACCGGCATTTGAGCAGTAAATAATGAATTACAAACACCATAGTTTTTAACATTTTCTTTTAGTTCAGTCCAGTTCCATTTTTGTGATAATTTGGTTTCATCCAACCCCCACATATCAAATTGGAAAATACCATTAGACATTGGTGATCCATTAAAATAATCATATGGTTTATATAGACCTTCTTTACACAATTGATTACTTTCATAAATTGCAGCATAATAAATTGTTTCAAAAATTTCTTTATTAAGTGTTTTTGCTTCATTTGATGTAAAGATATAATCCATAAGATAGAAGACATCAGCCAAACCTTGAGTTCCAATTGCAATGGCTCTTTGTTCCATACCACCTTTTAAACCTTTTTTTGTTGAGTAGTTGTTAATATCAATAACTCGGTTTAAAGCTCTAACAACTTTACGAACTTCATTAAATAATAACTCGTGGTTAAACTTACCTGATTGAATAAAGTTTTTTAATACAATTGAAGACAAGGTACAAATTGCTGTGTCGGTTTCATTTGTGAATTGGAAAATTTCAGCACACAAATTAGATTGTCTGATTGTTCCGATATTTTGATGGTTGGTTTTTCTATTTGCACTATCCTTAGCACATAAATAAGGAACTCCGGTTTCAACTTGTGATTCAATTATTTTAGACCAAATTTCTTGTGCTTTAACTTTCTTACCTAAACCCAAAGAAATTGCTTTATCATAGATTGCTTCATACTCATCACCATAAGTTTCTTGTAATGGT